AGCAATAGCTGATCCTTCGTCTAACTCGTATAAAGTCCAAAATACAAATTCTTGAATTGAATGATTCCAATCTAAAATTTTACCAACACTATCGTCAAAGTAATCAAAAACAAAACCCTTATTTTTCAAATAAGATGCATGGGAAGCAATAAAGTCTACTACTTCTTGAATTGTATAGTAAAGAGTGCCATATGGCACTTCTACTACATTATTTGTGTTAAACACTGTTGGTATTTGTACGTTTCTTCCACCGATTACAGGCAAATTAGGCAATTTAACAAAATTAGTATTTAGAAAATCTTCTTCTTTATGATCAACCGTACATCTATAATAAGAAGAATTATATCTTACAATCACACCTTTGGTGTAGAAATTGTTACTATTCCATTCTAGGAAACTTTCGCTTATGCCTCCTACATTTATATCTATAGTTTTACTTTTTTGTAAAATAGGATGAGTATTAAAATATCCTTTTTGGTTACTATATCCCTTAATTAAAAAACCTTCTTGCCTGCGTTCGATAATTATGCCGCTGTAATTAAGTAACTCAATAGGAGAACTCTCATTAACAAATATTTGATAGTTTTCATCAGGTACAAAAACATTTCCTTTGTTAAGAGGTGTCCGGCTATCTAAAATTAATTTTAATTTGGTCTTATCTGTAAACCCAGCTAGTTTAAAACCTAACTGATTTTTTATAGATTTAACCTTATTCTTGTAATCATTATACGATTGATCTACATTTGATTTTACAAATTCACCAATTAAGTTTACCAAACCACTTGTATACTGTGTTTGGTTTTCATCAACTGATGTTGGGAATATAATGTCTTGCAATTCAATACGTTTATTAGAAGGCTTGTAAATAATATTACCTGCTTTATTTCTAACTTGGTTAACCCTATCAAATCCTGTCCCAAATGCTTTACTTGGCTTATTTAAAACTAGCGCCTTTAATAAAGCAAAAACGAAGTTGCTCGATCGTCTCCATGCTGCTTCAACTGGCCCGCCGTCACCAAAAATCCACGGCTGTTCTATGAACTCTGAATTGTATTTTGACACTAGGCCTATTTCTAATGGTGATACTAACCCCCCGTGCTCGTCGACTGGCAAAATTTTAGTTAAGCCTTTTCTAATAAACTCTTTTTTAAATATTACTCTTTGGTTAGGCTGACGTAATACACCATTTTCAATATCTTCCCACATTAAAAAATTATCTTTTGTGTAGGGAGCTTCGCCGTAGGTATCTCGCCACCAAATTGGTTCTATTGTTTCGCCAAGTATTTCCCATGGATGAGTATGTGGTCTATCTGTATTATAATAATACTTGTAAATTTCCCTCCAAAAGCCCGGCAATGATACATTTTGGTCGTTGAAACTAGAGCTATAATTATAAGTAAATCTATTATCTCTTATAAAATCTTGCTTTGTGTAATCATACGAAGTATTGGCTGCCCAATGTACAAAATCTGCTAATAACGATTTATTAACTTCGTTAAACGCAAGACTATTTTTATTATAGTAACTAGGACGCACACTATCCATATTAAATAATGAAGGATCGTATTTTACTTTTAAATTGTTAAAAATTCTTTTTTCTAATTCTAAAATTAGATTATCTCTATAATCGCCAAACGCTAAAATAATACTTCCATCATGCCCTTGAATTACTGTTTGAGTTTCTAAAAAAGTAGTATCCTCGTACATCATTGGCTCAAATGCTGGATATAATCCTAATTTAGTCGGTGTTGGCGGTATGTAATTTCCAAATGTATTTTCGTATTCATATATGGTTATTATATCTAATGGTTGTTTAGTAGCTGTTACTACTGCATACCCTTCTGTATTGAAAGTGTAGTCTTTGCCATGAATTAATTGTTCGTTATTTTTATAAATTAAAACTGCTTTATAACTAGGATCAGTTAAACTAAAACTTGAGCTAAGTGGGAAATAAATTTCGTCAGAATCTTCGACATCATGATCAGTTTTAACATAAGCACTCTGAGGAACCATATCACTAAAATAAAATGAATCTGTTTCTTTTTTGCTTTTGTTTATTTCTTGTAAAATCTTAGTCACATGTATGTCTACAGGTCCAGAAAAACCTAAATTTTCAGCAATAGATAAAAATTGTTTTTTGAACATGTAGTATTCATTTTTTGCATATTCAATACTTTTAACTACACTATATTCTTTTTCTGTAAAATGGAATAGTGAAAGGTTAGTAGGTGCACTATGTTGCAAGAAGCGTCTGCCATTTTGGCTTAACCCGCCTAAGTCCCGCAAGTTACTTGTGCCCGGAAATGCGCCAATAAAATCTGCTGTATTTTCAGTAATTGTTTGCACATGATCGTTTATTTCACCTAATGTGCAATCTATAAGATTTTCATTTTGTGGGTTACGTTCTAAGGCATAAGGAAATTCAAAATATCCCTTACTGTTTTTTTCTGCACTAGATTTTGTCTTGGTTAAAATGATGTCATTTTCTTTCAAGGCAGATGTAAAATTAATTTGTATATGGTTAGTGGAATGTTGCGATAATGTAAAATCTTTATCTTTAATTAATAACTGATTATTTTTGTAAACAATAATTTCCATTTCGTCTACAAAATCCCAGCTATTATTGTATTCATCTATTAAAATATTAATAAAAGTACTGTCAAATACTTTTTGTTGTATAACAAATTGTTCACTCGAATCTACTTTTTTCCAATTAGTCTCATGTACATAAGTATCCAATGAATTGTATCTATGTAAATATCCATCAGATATGGATAATGTAATAACATCTTCATTATCAGAATAGGAAAAAGTGTCATTACTAATGTCGGAGGTAAACACAATATCTCCAACATTATTAATATTTCGATAAGTTAGCGGAAATCCTAATTCAACATCGTTTGTGCCGGTGCCTCTTTTATAACTAAAAATTTTCGTACCAGTAAATGTATTAGACGGATAGATAGTTACATCAGAAAAACTATATTCATTTTCGTCAAACATATCAAATAATGGACTTTGGTTTACTTTGTCCTTACTTTGTCCTAGTGCCCAGCTATTATTTTTGAAATGAAATACTGTGCCTCCGTGTTTACTGCCTTGCTTTACTAAAACTGTTTCATTATTTTTTGAAACACTGTCGTCTTCTTCTTGTAAAGTAATTTGTCTACGGCCGCTTACATTTGCATCATCAGCTATAGTGCCATCGTATGTTATAAACTTAACTTTGAAAATTCTATTTTTTACTAAACTATCTTTGTCATTTGTAAAAAGTATTCTTTGTCCGTCTGCAACATCTACTCCGTCTATATTATAACCTATGCTACCTTCAATAGTAGAAAAAACATCAGTTGTAATATCGTCAAGTAAATCAACAGCTTGTTTTTCTTGAGAGCCAAAGTTATATAACTTTAAACCGCTTTCAAATTCAATAATAGGTCTATTAGCTTTAGCTGTTTCATCTATTACTATAGGAAGATTATTGTATTGTGCACTTTGCTCAATTACACTTTTATGGAACCATTTGTTATACTTTGACCACAAGTTTCCGTCTTTTGCACTTCTGTTAATTACTATATAATCTTTTTGTCCTGCATAACCTAATGCTGTACTAAACGGTAAATTATCAAAATTTTGAATATCAAAATTATCTACAATTTCTTCTGTAAAACTAGTAGATACATTGAGCAAAGCTTCTTCTATAAGTTGAATTTTATCGCCTACACCCTCTACGTAAAAATTTCTATTTTTATAAAATGCAGGCTCAACTTCAGCAGCAAAATTTATTTTCATTCCATTACTAAATGTAACGCCATTTCCAGATTTATAAGTCTTTTTTCCTATAATCTCTTTTTCTACATCTATAAAAGCACTGTCTTGTATATCTTTTACAATTATTTTACCATGAACATTTATATCTGTAGCTGATACATACCATAAACTGTCAGGAGCAGACGTACTAAGTTCTAAAGTAACGTTGCCGGTTTCTAGCCCTTGTATATCAACTCCGTCATACAAAAGAATGGTAGAACTATCTAGATCAAATTCACTAGAATCAGTAAGTTTTGTTCTAAAAGTAATAGGAAAATTAGGCACATCGACATCAAATTTATACTTTACACCTCTGTATAAAGTTAAAGTAGGATTAGGTGTACTACCATCCGGAGTGAAAATATAACTGTACGAATCTAAGTTATCGGATAGACGAACCGTATATGTGCTTTCTACTTCTTTACTATTGCCAAAAATTGAAATAGCTTGTGGACCTGTTGGTAACCAATAATATTCCCTAAAATTTGTAAATTTATCCCAATCTATATGAGGATTCCATGCGTAGAACTCTTGCTCGTTAACTATGCTATCATTTTTTACTGCTTTATTAGAATTTGCTAACACATTCATATAATCGTTGTAATCACGATATAATGTAACGTTGTCTAAGTCATCTTTTATTACACTAGCTGGTTCTAATTGATAATTTTGTCGTTGCGTATTAACATCAGAAATATAAACATCTGCTGCATTATAAGCCTTAGCAGTTTTTCTCCCAACAAACCCATTAATTTTATCAATTACCCCAGGTTGTATCATTTGGTCTAAAGTAGCCGAGAGGAATTTATTATTACTAGGAGTTCTAAAAATCTTAGGTAAATGATTTGCGCTTTTACGGCTATTATTTAAATTTTTATTAGGTAAAATAGGTTCATTTTGTGAATTGTCGTACGCCATTAGTAACTATTTCCTCCGCTACTAGTACTTGTGTTATTAATTGTTAGTGTAGAACTTTGAACACCTGAATTTACAGTAGTTGTAGACGTAGAAATTACGCCATTAGCATTTAGTTTAGATGCTGTAATTTCATCAATTACTTCAATATCTGCAATTCTTGCTCCGCTTATAAAAATCTCATCTGATTCAGCTTTTACTTCAAATAAACTACCAAAGACATCGGTAGTATTTGACGGAACGACTACAAATGTAACTAAATTAGGAGTAAGTTCTTGCATTACATAAGCAGATAGTTCTGAAAAATAGAAAGTATCGCCAAAGTTCCAGTTATCAATCGCAAAAAATCTATCAATTGCAGAAAGAGTTTCAGACTTTAAATCATTTTCATTAATAACAGCTTCAGGATTTTTAACAATTTTAAAAGTTGCTTGCAAATTTGTATCAGCTTTATTTCCAAATAAAATTTTATATTTTACCGGATGATAAACAATTTCATCACTTATAGATTTTATTTTGTTAAGTTCGTCACTATAATTTAAAAATAGCTGATCACTACTAGGCGGCTTAGGTAATAAAACTTGATCAGCTAGATATAATCTAAATTGCGTATCATAACTTTTAGTAAGCATGTAAATATCTATTATGTTAGTCAAACTAGGATCTAATCTCTTGTCTGCATCTGCTGCGTGTACATATAAAAACTTTAAATTATCCCTGCCTTTATTTGCAACATAGTCATTAGATGTCAAAAGAGTGTTAGACTCTTTATTAAGAACTTGGAATAAATCTTCTTTTACAAAATAAAATATTTGGCCGTCATCGTACACTGTAGTAGTTTGTAAACTTAATTTTTCGTTAAATACAATTATATTGCTTTGAGAATTATCAAAATACAAATATTGTTCGCTACCGTCGATATTCACTTGTTTTTTTCTAAAAATAAGTTTACTATTTTCATTAACACTGTCATTTACGATCAAATCAAATAGTTCAGGATTATCAACTACTGCATCTTCGTCGCTATCAAAAAAAGTAATTTCTATTTTACTAGCATCTACATAACCGTCAGAATCTCTAACTTTTGCTATAATTTCCCAATCATAATCTTGAGTAAATTGTTCTAAACTGTCTGGTTTGGTGTTAAAACTTAAAACAGAAATTTTGTCTTTTACAATTTTGCCTGATGTTGAATCAAAAACTTTATCAGACGAATCATAAAAAAATCTTATTTCATTCGGACTTTCAAAAACAAACTTACTAGACCTGTAGGTAATTTCGTATCTAGAGCCAGTATATTCAAAAAGTACTAACCAGCTGTTATCAGCTTGTTGACTAGTTTCATTTCCAGACTTTGATATGGAAAAAGGAGATACTAAATCTATATTATCTAGTGTTACAATTTTCCATTGCATTAAATTAACATCGTATCGCAAGGCAAATGTATTTTTATCAAAGCACTGGTCTATTATTTCTGTTTGAACATCTTCTTGTATTATTGAACTTAATTTTGTAATAACCCTGTCTACAACTGCTCCTGTAGGAATGAAATCAGTTAATTTTACTGTACTATCATTATTAACAGTGACAATCTTTGTCCAAATAGATGTTTTTGCGCCTATGTGATTTGCTGTACCCTGCATTAATGAATTATCATTCATAAAATGATATCCATCAGGTGCTGTAAACTTTACTAAAGAATTTGGTGTTAATACCCTAGTTGAACTTGTTGAAAATGCACCTATCAAAAGCGTTGCATTGCTGCTATCTACAAATGTTCCTACATTTTGATTTGTTTTAGATGTAGAACTATTCCAAGTTATATTATTTCCAGATAAATTGTTACTAGGAAATTCGTTGTAATAAAAATTCCGTAAATTATAATCTTTTAATATAGGTAAAATCACATTACTAATAGCACCTTCAATATCTGTTTTGGTAGTAAAACTAAAATTGCTTTTTTTGCTATAGTTTTGCTTGTAAATTACACCATCGGTTCCTAATAGATTTGTTTTAGAATATTTTCCAGAACTGTCGATTAGATCTAAATATCTGCTTATTCCGCTACTTACTCTATTAACACTTTTAGTCTTTATCACTTCTGGGTTTCGTACTAGCGGAGCAATCTGATAGTCTTCAGCTGTAATCATTCTATTTTGTGTATAGTAATTACTTGGTGCGTTAGATTTTATATCTTCATTAGATTCTGCCTCAGATGCATTATCAACATTATATCTTAATTTAAATGTTAATGTTAATGTTTCCGCTTTATTTGTGTGACTTATGTACGGAAAACTAATAACTACTGTACCTAAATTATTAGGCGTTACTAGTGTAGTAGAAGGATCACTTATCCTATAATAAACTTTGAAATTGCCTTTTGGAATATTTCCAAACACCCCGTCACCGAATACTAAACTAATTCTGTCTTCGATTCTCGGCAAAATACTGTAAATATTTTTTACACCTTTTTCTATACTATTATAGATTACATTATTTCCTTCAACTGAGCTTACTTTTGTCCAAAGTTCTTGCTCAATGTCGTTCTCGTCTAACTTATATAACCATACATCTGTTTCATTAATATTTGTTTCGTCGATTGCTACAACTTGATTAGATGTAGGATTTTCTAGGTTAAACTTACCGTCAACTAATTCTCCTTGCCTAAAATGTACAAAAAAGCCTGTATTATTACTTGCTTTCCCTTTACCGTCATCTCTATATATTATAGAAAACTTGTTAGTAGGATACGGATCTTCTTCGATTACACTGTTTTCTTTTATTCCAGTACTTACCGCTTCAAACTTTTTGTTCACGCCGTTTACATTTCTAGTAAATGTAAAAATAGGTAAGTCATTATTGTTTGAGTTAAATCTGTATTGTTCTGTATAGATTTTGCTTATTGTACTTTTAGCTATTGGATTGCCAATGCCTGCATTTACCGGAAGTGCTGCATTTAAAATTTTTGTAAATTGTTCATTTGCATTATCATTTGTTAAATCGTTCCATGTAACTTGTACACCTGCTAAATTAAATCCGTTTGAGTCTACAATATTTTCAGTAGTTGCAACATTAATTAATTTCAAAAGACCATTTGCTGCTTTGTTTCTACTTGCATTATAGCTTAATAGTCTAGCTAGTCTTAAAACACTTTCTCTTCTTTCTGCAGTTTCAAGAAAGTTTTCTCTAGCATTAAGGTCTGTTCTAAATGAAAACGCCTGTCCCAAATATGCAATTAAATCAACAAGAGCAATATACTCGCTAGATTCAATATAATCATTAAAATCTTCTGGATAATTTTTTCTAAGATAAGTTATCATTGTCCGTCTTAGATTATCAAAATCATAAGACAAAAAATCAGCATTTCTAAAACTTTGATAGATACGTTTCCAGTCCTCAGCGACTAGCAATCTATTTTGTCTGTCAGTTGTTGACATTACTAGGTCCTCTTAATATAGTATTTATCTTGCAAAAAACCAGGGTTTTTAAACTAGATTTGCAGTACTAGGTATAGACTCTCTTACAATGTTTTGTGTGGTAGGTGCAATAAATCCTGCTCTATTATCAAATCTAAGTTGTAGAAATTCTGTCAAATTATAAGGCTTATATGTTAAATTTGCTTCTATTTGTATACCGTGCTCGTACTGATCGACTATAATTTTGTCGACTGACACTCTAGGATCAAAGTTTATGATTTCAGTAACGTTTTTTGTAATTGCTTCTTTTAAAACATCAGTTAGCGGATCAAATAGCACGTCCCATATAATAGTACCAAAGGTAGGATCTGATAATTTTTCACCTTGTCTTATATGAAAATGATTTATAATATCTTGTTTTATACACTCTAAATCATATATTGTAGCAGTTTTTCTATTAGGATCAGTTGTACTAAACCCTACATACGTTTTTCCAGGTAATCCGTAATCAAAGCTACTAGTTGAAGGTACTACAACTTCTTTATATAATTTTTTTTCTAATCTAGGCATTAGTATCCTCCTCGTTCTTCATGAACTTTTTTGGCTGCTATACCAGTATCGCTAATAGAACTTTTTGCGTACACTGGTTCGGAATCTTTAGGTGCAGGACCACCGAACAGAATTTTTTCAGGCTTATATTGTTCAGGATCTAAATTTTCTTGATGTCGCCAAGGATGTTTTCTTGGCACACGACCAAGAACAGATTTCATTGTTGAATAGTCACCATAAGAAGTTTTTTCGTCATCGATCAACGAAATGCTTTCTGGCAAATCTTTAACCATCGGAAGCTCGGAATATTGCATTTGTTGAGTCGACGGTATGTCTCCTATCGGTAATAAATTATCAGTATCTGCTTCTAAGCCGCCGCCAATGGCCATGTTTCCAGTTATTGCAAAATTTTGGCCTGCTACATTCATTTGTGTTTGTGAATTAGGATTAAAATTAAAAGCACCCGCAGCTTGATCAAATTGTAATTTAAAGTCAGTAGGGCCAGTTACATCGCCTTGTTTGTTTTCGATATCAATCCCTTTAGTTGATTGAATATCAAATTTTCCATCTTTAATTCTCAAAGCAAAAGTAGGTTCTGCCCCCGGATCAGGTCTTTGCTCTATATTAATTTCGTTTTTAGCGCTAATATTAAACTCGTTAACTTCTACATTGAATTGATGAGCATGAAAATTAATTGATGCTTTTTCGTCCATTTCTGTACCCATGCTTATTCCTCCTCTAGAATAAACATCAATTTTACCATTTGCAGTAAATTCCATCCAACTGTCGCCATTAGAATGAATAATAGTAATAAAGTCTTCACTATTATGTAAAATAATTTTGTGTCCTGTACGAGTTTCTATCCTAAATTGTTCACTATGAGGTACTGTACGTTCACCGCCAGGTGCTGGTACATATTCTCGTTTGCCATCTTTAGCAAGTGTAGTTCGATATAAGCCCGGATTTCCGTCATCAAATACAATATTAGTACCTCCGAGGCGACTAAAAGGTAATTCATTAATTACTTGTCCTACCTCTTCTGGAGTTCTATTTAATTTAGGTCCATCATATTTGTATGGTCCTGGCGAACTCCAACCTTGTACCATAGGTATAGCATCTCTCCTAGGACCACTTGTTTGAGGTCCACGATCAGGATCAGCCCATAAACCATTGACTTTTTCTAATTTTACTCTATCAGCATATGTTCCGCTTCCTTTAAAAGGAGACATGTTGTTTAACTGACGTTCATTAGTGTCAGGATCGTATACTGCCGGTGGTCTAATTTTTTTATTGTACTCTGCTTCTAGGTTATTAAACATATTAGCATTCATCATCTCATCTTGAAAGTATCCTACGATAAATGCTTTACCGTCGCCTCCTTCAGTGACTAGCACAATACAAAATCCTCCAAAGTCAGGAGGTATGCCCCATAAACCGTAACTTTGTTGATTATAATCATATTGATCGTTTTTTGTAAGACCACTAGATGGTAATTGGCCACCAATAGGTAGTAAAGGTATAGCATTGATTGCTTCTACGTTGCTACCACCAGTAGTACCTGATTTACCTGAACTCAGCAGTTGAACACGCATTTCGCCCATTCGCTTACCGTCAATTGGATTTAAAATTCTACCAATGTATATACCGGGATCAGTACTACCACTAGTCGGCGCTCTAGCAGATGTAGTGTCTTTTTCTTGTGCCATTATGGCCCTCCGTGAATATTAGTGCCAGGTTGATCAGCTATTGTGGTAGAATTAGAAATATCACCTTCTTCTAGCAAAGGTGAACTTGTTCCGTCACCTTGTTGCCTATGTCGTAAACATAATAAATTCTGTCTAAAACCTTCACCTTTAGTAAAACTAGAATCTATAGTTAACACTTGATACATTCCAGTAAATTTGTACTGAGACGTGGTCATCCAAGGCACTCCTAGATCATAAGGCGTTTCAAAATTTATACGTATATCTGCTTCACTTCGTATATATTCTATTTGACCAAGTGATGTTTCATTTACTGATCCGCTGTCAATAAAATTTCCAGCTCCGGTACTTGTTAAAAAGTATGGATCGCCGTGTACAACTACATTCAGTTTCAACAAGTCAACTTTTGAATTCATCAATGTTTCATGCCAATATCTATTTAGAGCAGATTCTGGATGTTGAAAAAGCTGTCCGCCTGAACTTCTTGTTGGGCTATCTGATCGTTTTTGAGAACTGGTTAATGAGTCTTCGTCGCCGCCTGCGCTTCCTTGCTTATATTTTAACAAAGTCATCGGATCCATATCAGTTTGACCCGCTGCAAAACCAGACAATCTAGATTGTTCATTTTGACCTAAATCATGCCCGACGGGTACATAAAATGTTGCATTAAAATCTAAATCTAGTTTTAAGATATCTGTATTTTTTCCTGTATAGATATAATCATATACCCTAGCTGGTGAGCCGCCGCCTTTGCCTTTTGAACCTGGAGATGCAATTCTATTAGCTGCGGCTTTATACGGAATGACCCGATAAATGTAAATTTTTCCTTTTCTGCCTGTCTCGTCTTCCTTAGGTCCGTTAGTAGTTAAAACAAATGCAGTTATTCTAAACCATTCTATCTTGTTATTTCCGTCAGGCGGTTTCCATGCTCCTTCTTCTCTTCCATACTTACTTGCTAAAATAACTTGTTCAATAACATTAACAATTTTTTGACTATGGCTAATTTGCGTGCCAGCAACATCTAAAGGTACCCTAGAATTTTTTGTATCATGAACCATTGGATCATCAGTAGATTGTGAGTTATCAAAATTTGTGTTTATAACTATTGCAGGGTCTTCGGGATTTTTCTTTAATTCAGCTAACCCTATGTTGTTAACATTTCCGTCATAAAAAGCTCTTATAGTAGGCCCTAGACTGTGTGCCGATTTTGAAACCCCTAATTGGAGTGTTTTAACATCACCTCCAAAATTTTGAAGATTGTATTGTCCTTCGTCGCCGGTGCTCTCTCCGCCTTTGGTGGATTCCCATTGCTGAATGATGTCAATAGGGTTATCAGTAAGTCCTGCACTAGCAGTCCCTAATATTGCTGCTTCTTCAGCTGACGTTTCTGTTTTAGGAAACACAATAAAATATTGATCTGCTTCTTTTTGTACACCTTTTTCAACCTGTTTTAGCTCTTGTTCATTTAATATAGCTTGTAAACTATTATTTCCAGTTGATAATATTTCTTGTACTGTCCTGCCTGCAATAGTTCCAGACGCCTTTACAGTAGCTACTTCGTCGTTAAACGCTTGATCATTCCAAGCAACTGCTAAACATTGGTAAACTGTGCCAGCTTCTGTTACTGTAAATTTTGCCTGTACTAATTTTATAATGAAATTGTAAGGTCCGACTTGTTCATAGCTACCATCATCTTTCCAACCGTCAAATTTAACTGCTAGCATCATTCCGGCTTCAACATAGTTTTTAAAACCTTGTCTTTGAGCTGCGGTATCTAAGTCTTTCAAAAAATTACCTAAACTATACGGCTCTACAATGTCAAATGCAAATGTTAAAGCACTTGTTCCTCTTTGTCCTTTTGTTGCTGATATAATACTTTTTATTTTCACATTATCAAAATGATAATCAGAACCACCCATGTCTTCAGCTACAGTTATACCGGCTCTAAACATTTTTCCTTTAAAAATAGATTCAGGATTATTTGTTTGCTCAACACTTAAAACATTTAATGACCACATCCAACTATAAGTTGCAAACTTATGCAATGGGTTAATCGAAGGACCTCCTCCTCCTCCGCCTCCGCCACCGCCGCTAGAAGATGCACCAGTGCTAGTTCTTATATTTCCTGATTCACGAAGATAGAAAAATTCATCAGGACTAGACGCAGTCCATGATCTCCACGAATCGCCCGAAGTTGAACGTGATACATTGTCTAAACTTGTTGCGCCATCTGTAATATTTGCATTTGTTCTAATTTTAGACATTTATGCTCCGATAGTATCTTTTATAAATTGACTCTGTGGCAAATATATTTGGACTCCTGCTTCTATATCATATATAGGATCTCTTATTACATTTAAATTTCTTTGTGCAAAAACCCACCATAAATCCGGAGTACCATATAAATCATAAGCTAACAAATCTGGTCTATGTGTATACTGAACTTCTATTGTATATAAAACATCGTTTGCCCTTGCAGGCACCGGTCGTATTGTTAAGTAACTTAGATATTCGTTATTTTTAACTTCCGTTTTAAAATAAGGACTAGTAGTTGTATACTTTACCTTATCATATAGAGTGGTCATAGAAAACCTCCTCCGCCGCTAGCTGCAAAGCTTTGTAAGCTAAATGATTGTGTTTTGCTTCTGCTGTATGCAACTTTACAATTAGCTTGTATTTCGCATTTAGTTGGTGCATAAGTTCCAACCGTAGATTGTATATAATCAACGTCTTGAGGTAAATTTATACTCCACGATGTAATTACTACTGGCACATTTTGAAACATAAACTGTCCGTACCCATTTAAAAACACAACAGGCGGCGGTGATCCTTGGAAAGCACTATTAGCATAAGCACTTTTAGTTACAGTTTTTAAATAATGCTGTGCAGCAATTATATATGTCGCTTCTTCGGCATTCTGACAGGTAAATGTTCCTGCAATGTTAATATCTTGGACCATGCTGTTCTGATACACAACATACGGATAAAGAGCATGTGTTGGTGTCATTTCTGAATACACAGCACCTGTACCAAAGTTTATAGTTGGCGTATAAGGCCACATACAACCTCCAGTCTTAGATAATGAACCGTGCAAAGGTCCAAAACTTACGCCAGAAGGAATACTTAATTTCACTCGCCAGTCCGGAGCACCTGATGCCTTCCATGAAGCAATGTTGTAAGGCAACGGTGTTGGGTTAGCACAGGA